CAGTGCTGGCATCAAGAGCTCAACCTCGACATAATCGGAGTTGAGATAAATGATCGACCCAAGCACGGAGCTATCACCGGACAGACTCGCGTCTTTGTCCTCGATGAAGGTGCACCCGTCAATCACGAGTGTAGAAACCTTGTAGGCGAGGTTCACGGGAGCACCGGCAACCTGCACGGTCTCGGTTTCCATCCGGCGCAACGGGTCGAGCAAAGCCGCGACGGTGTTGAATACACCTGGCTTTACGAGCGCCACGTCTGGACGACTTCCGCCGGCTACATAACAAGCGGCCAAATCGGCACGAATCTGCGCAATAGTAAGGGCAGTCGTGCTTCCTGGGTCTGTAACGTTCGGGCGCAAAAGCGCATAGGTGCCCTGCGAGCGATCGAACGTCGCGTAAGTGTTCGTGGTTGAACCAAGCGCCGTACCGAAGCCGACGATCGTCGGAGCTGAACCGGTGCCGCTACCAGTGCCGGTGAACAAGTGCTGATTGATGACGGAGCAAGTCGCAGCCGCTCCATTGGCGAGCTGTCGGCCCCAAATGTCCTCATTGCCCTGGGGACCCGCGGTCGTGGTGCCCGCAGCGTCAACCGCAAGATTGGTGATCGAAACGGGTGCCTCGTAAAGACCCCAGTTCAGGATACCTCCGGCCTGCGTGTCCTGTGCAAAGGTCGACGTGTCCGCGCCTTCGTTGTACTCCTGAGCGCCTTGCCCACTGAGTTCGAAGGGGATGGTTACGTTCTTACCGGCGCCGATCGTTTTGCGAAGAATCGATAGGGTAATGGCGCGGCGATTCACTTGGCGAATCACCTCGTGGTTGTATTGCTGAGCCAGCAAAATCATCGAAAGGGCTGTTACTGCCATTTGATTTTCCTCATGTGCTAAGCCCGTATCGAGCTACCAGCGCAGGCCACGGGCGGGCACTTGCGAGGGGTGATTAGTCGAGCGAACCGGTGGGCACGCCTTGTGCGGTTAGTTCCGCTGCCATGCGTGATGCCCACGTCGGGTCTTCGTTTACGGTTGGCACTTTGCCGCCGTTGTTTTGCATCTGTGTGCCGCCGCTAGATGGGATCCGTGGGGGCGGCGCGTTGGGGGTTTTCGCGGTTGGGGCTGGGCGATACGCCTCGGCCTCTTTAGACTTCGCGTAGGCTTCGATCCCGTCTTTCAATGGGAGAAGCATTTCTTGGAGCGGACCACCCGTGTACTGCGGAACCATCGCGCGAAAGAGCGGCTTGCCGTCTTCGCTGAACTCTACTCGCTTGTCGGCGTAGTAGAGCGACTTCGCGATCGGATCGATAAACTCAGGCTTGATGTGTCCACCGAGAGCCGCCTTTAGTTCGCTGAACGCGGTGTCCTCTCGAGCCTTTTTTTCAACCGATAGCGCTCTCTCATTCGAGAGACGGTTGGCCTCGGTTAGTTCCGCAATCTGCCGCTGCAGCGCGGAAAGCTCAGGGCTCGCGCCCTTGTTCTTCTCGTCTGCGGGTTGCTCTGTTGGCTTGAAAGACGCCAGTTTGTCGTCGATTGCCTTGGTGAACGACGGCAGGAAGCCCTCGAACGCCTTGGGAAGCTCTCGCTTCAGCTGTGCCGTAACGGCCTGATTGGCAATTCGAGCAACATCCTCAGCGGTTAGCGCGGCAGCTCCACCGCCGCCAGTTCCACCATTGTCGCCCTGCTCTTCAAATAGTCGTTGATTGCGTTTCCACATATCGCGTTGTCTCCCGCGTCTTGCGACTTGGGTGCACCCTTGCGGGCGTGTGCCTGATACGGTCAGGCGCCGTGCGGGATCGCTCCCGTTACGCTACGAGCATCGAGTACTCGAAGCGGGAAATCTCTTCATATTGAGCGACACATCGGCAGCGCGGATGCACTTCGCTAGGGTCGCCACCAGAGAAACTATCGGAAGCTAAAACAACCTTACCGTCTTGGGCTCCGCAGAAATCACACGTTCGGTTGTCGAGCTCGGAATCCCATCGCTTGACGAGAACCATATCTCTGGCTGGCTCAATCCTATCGGCCGCCGCTTGTCGCGCCTCGTTGAACGCCTTCGCTGATTCGGTGATCGCTATTGTGTCGAGTCGTGCCGAAAGAGCTTTTGCGGCTTCGGTTGCTGGATTACTCGATCCGCCAATCACGGCCCGCATGACGCGCCGTCGCCATGATTCTGAAAACTTGTTGCCGGCGATTGCCCCGGCGATTACCGCTCCGGATGTTACCGCGATGGGTTTCCCCATGCTGCGAATGCCAGCGGATTGCCCGATGTGAATCACCTGGGTTGTGCGGACAGAAACCTTCGACTCGACCTCTTGCGCTAGATCGTCAAGCCTTTGCAGGTCCCGGAGCGCTAGGCTTTTTGGTAGGAGCTTTGGTTTCCGCATCAGCAATAGAGCCGCCGCCGTTGCCTCCAACATCATCCGCCGGTTTTCCCGGTCGCTTCGACTGTTCGGCTGTAATGGCATGAGCTAGCGCTTGCTGATACTGGGCTTCTAGCGCGTCCTTTTTCTTGAGGTCAGCAAGCCCGCCCTTGAGCTCTTCAAGGATGATACCGCGCGATTGCTCGGACAACTGAGGCATGAGCGCATCAAGAATCAACTCGCGTTCCTTCAGCTGGAAGGCGTCGCTCGGCATCCCGATCTCGTTCGCCTTCTCAATGGAGTCGAACAGGTCCGAAATGTCGATCTCGGTGAACTTGTCGAGGCCGGAGATTGAGAGCTTTGAGGCCTCGTCGTCTCCGCGTAGTGCGCCGATTAGGTCAACGATGCGCCCGATGGCATCGCGTAAAATGGTCGCGTAGGCTTCGAGAATTGCCCTTGTTGCCCGCTGATCTTCGCTCTTACTCTTGGCGCTCTTGGCTGAGTTGGATGCCGAGGATGACACGCCATCCGCCATCTGGTGGACCGTGCGATAAAGTTCCTCGCGGCACTTATCGATTGACTCGGCTAGAACATCGAACGGGGCAGAAGGCGGTGCAAGCCAGCTGATCTTGTCGTTGATACCGAGACGGATCCCCTTGCCGACCCCGAACACCGGCGGAGTCGTTGGGTCCTCTTGGTGGAAGACCGCCATCGCGTAACAGGAAATTTTTAGACCCCAATTCAGGGCTGACCGTTGAGTAAACAGTTCGACTTGCGCATCAGAAGCGCGCTCGGCGAGCCACATGCCTTCGCCAACGTCAAACACCACAACCGGAACGCGTCCGATCGTGTTTGGAGTCTGTTGAACCAACGGAACCTCGGTTTCGATTCCGGGGCGCTCGCCGTTCTTGTAAGTTATTTGGTAGACGCTGGTCGTGTCCTTTGCATAGACCGTCCAGGTTTCAACCGTCGCGCCGCGCTTATCGGTGGGCGACTTTCGCGGCTGGTCAAGCTCGTGATAGACGAGCCATTCGAGCTCACCGGTGTCGTCGTTGTTTCCCCAGTCAATGACACACTGTGTTTCGAGTTCACGGATTCGGATGTCTCCGAGACCGCGCGATTTCCATTCGGCTAGCGTTTCCGCTGTGCCTTCTGGTTTCTCAACAGCGAGAAACGTCCGCCCCTTCATGAGAGCATCGACGATGGTTTCGCGCGCTAACTCGCTGAGGTCTGTGCCTTGACCGTCAACGTCGGACTGCCAGGCTTTCCAGAACTCATCAATAGGCGCCTCGCTGCTTGTCGCGAGCGTCGGCGGAATCTGAATCAATGACGCAGCGAACCGGTCGATGATTGGGCCGAGGTAGTTGAAGTACTTCGCCGAACCAAGCCGCTTTTGGTAGGTGGTGTCAGGTTCGTACTCGTTTTGCGGCAGGAACCGGTGCAGTCGCTTCTTGAAGCACTTACCGCCACGGTAGAGCGCAACCAGATCCAACAAGTGATCCTGATCGAATTCGGGGTTGGTCTGTTGCAGGGTTTCGATCGTCGGCATTACCAGTCAACCACACCCCGTACAGGGGGCTTCGATGTCAGGACGTGATGTGCGTTGGCAAGAGCATCAATCTCATCGTCCACTTCGTCACCCTCGCCGCGGAAGTCTGCAACGTTCGATAGGAACGTAACGAGCCAGCGATTGCACTCCGGGAACTTATCGGGGTCCGGCAAAAGCACGCGGCCTTCGTTCCAGGCCGCCGCAACCGCCGTTGAAGCCACGAATTTGTCACCAGGGGGCTGATCTACCTTGAGCGGGATCCCCTGGCTATTGATGAACTGGGCGGCGCCCTTTTCGGTTCCGCTTGCCCGCCAGAGCATCTTAGCGCCTGGCCTTCGAACGGTTCGAGCTTTGAGTGTCAGCGCAAATGACGGCGCCTCTACCTGAGCACGGTCCACGCCAATGATGTAAAACTTAGCCTCTCGGTCATGGGCTTGGCCGACTCGCCACAACTCGAGACAGACAGACCAGTCGGCGTTGGACTTCGCCGTATAGGCAAGGTCGACACCAAAACCAACCACGTAGCCCTCTTTGGGGCGCTCCGTGTAGAAGGTAGGATCGTGGAATACCGCGCCGCCACGGGGGCGTGGGCGGCCTTGGTACATTGCGGCAAATGGGA